GGCATCACGATTGCTGGTGGTGTTATTACTGCGGCCACGGCGGCTACAGGTAACATTACCACCGTGGTTGGTACGCAGTACGCCATTAAACTGGCTACTGATCCCTCCACCATGTTCCGTTTGAATCATTTGATCCAAACGGTGCAGCAAGACGCCTCTGGTAACAACTGGACTGTGGTTGGGCAGGTTAACGCAATTAACAATGCGTCGGCCAGCATCGCCAACGTTGTGGGCTTTACGGCCCTCGTCGCCACGGGACCGTTCTCCTATAACCTGGCCGCAAATATCGGCATCAACGTTGTCGTCGTCGGCAACGCGAACGCTGAAGGTCAGGTTGGCACCACGGACAACGTCTACACCGTCCCGCTGGACGTCAACAACCTTACGCAAATCTTCCGCACGTCCTATCAGATCACTGGCACGGCGCTCAAGACCAGCGCGAAGTTTGATGATCGCGGCGTGTTTCCAGACGAGGCCAAGGAGGCCATGCTCAACCACGCGACCGAAATGGAGAAGAACTTCATTTGGGGCGTGCAGACGATCACGAATACTGTTGTCGGGTCCAGCACGCAGACCGTGCGGACCACGGGTGGTATCATGTGGTTCCTGCAACAGTGGGGTCTTGGAACGACCTATGGTAACGCGGCTGCCTCTGTTGACACTGATGATACCCAGCGTATTATCGTCAACAGCACCGGCATCCTCGCATACCGCACGTTCCTCGGCTACGGCGAGCGAGTGTATCGCATGACGAACAATAAGACGGCTGAAAAGCTGGCCTTTGTTGGCTCCGGGGCTATGAACATCCTCACGCAGATGTTCGCCTCGAAAATCGTGCAGATGCAGAAGCCGCCGGCTGGCGAGACCTATGGCCTCGAACTCACGCAGGTGATTATTCCGTTCGGCACCCTGTGGCTTAAAACCCACCCGCTGTTCTCGGAAAACTCTATCTGGCGTAACGCTATGCTGATCCTGGACGTTCCCAACCTCCGCTACCGCTTCCTGGCGGGACGGGATACGGAACTGCTCCGCGACCGGCAGCCGCGCAATGCGGACTATGTGGAAAATGAGTACCTGACCGAGAGCGGTTTGGAAGTCAACTTCCCCGAGTCCCACATGTATATCCAAAACATCCTGGACTTCGCTCCCTAAAACATGGCTGCAATCACATCAGCGAACGTTGTTTGGTCTCAGGTGCGTACTGTGTTAGACTCCAGTGGTGCGCAAATTGAGCAAATGATGGACGTTGCTATCACGCTTTCGTCTCAGGGCGGAACTGCGGGGGATATTCCCGCTTCCGTCTTTGGCCTAAAGCGAATCCGCATGGTGTTGGGTGGGATGCTTAACGCAAGTGGCACCTATTCCTTCGTCCCTGGAGGGACTGATAGCTACACCTACACGCCGACAACTAGCGTTTCTTCGGGCTACTACGGTGGTTCGGAGGTTATCCCGTTCCCAATTGCCTCGTCCGGCACTCGTGCTAATACCACAGGTATCTGGTACGTGCGCATTTATGGTATCATCTAACACAGGAGAAATCAACAATGGCATTGAAACTTGGTAAGGACTTCGCTGGCCTCCGCGACGCAGAGCCGACTTCGAATAGCGGCAAGTGCGTTGAGGATACGGAACAGCTCAGTGGTGAGGCGAAGGATAGCCTCTCCGGTAAGAACAGCACGGTTCAGTACGAAACCTCTAACCCTGGCTTCGGTAAGAAGGGTGCAAAGGTCGAGAACAACTAACCGCGATTAAAGTCCTGATGGTGCTGTAATCGACACCATCAGGCAAATCACTTTTTATGGCCACTAGCACACTTCAGACCAACATGCAGAGCCGACTGGCTGCGTATATTGATCGCACCGTCGCAGAGCTTACCGTTAATGCGTTAACGCTTGGCCTGGATGCTATGAACATGGCTAAGTTAGATGGACAGAGACGGCATAACTTCAAAATGAACCGGTCCCCTGGATGGATTACGACACAACTCACGGGAGCGCAAATGTCGACCATCACGAGTGACCAAGCAGGAACCACGCCGTTGGCAACGAAGTATATCGAAGCCATGTGGACTTGGGCCAGTAACGGCACTACAGTCTACCGCTGGAATCGTGTTCCAGCTATGACTCTTGGCGATCAAAAGTTGCTCTATAGCACCACAACGACACAAGACTACCTCTACCCAGTTGCGCTGCCGCCAAATACCGTTAACTACCTTTCTCAAGACCTCCGGTGGTTTCAGCAGGGGACGCTTGTTTGTGTAAATGGTGTCTTTCAACCACAGCAGTTTTGGGTCGATGTAATTCAGTTCCTTCCGGCTTATGATGGCACCACGGCGACAGATGATTTCTTCCTCACGTATTACTGGGATTGGCTATTTATGGCATCCCTAGACTACCTAAACCTTTTCCTCAAGGAGGACCAGAGAATTCCAATTTCGGCCACCAAGATGGAAAGGTTGTTTAACACTGTTTGTGCAAACGACGAACAGTTCTCGGAAGGCGCCTTTGACATTGACGAGAATAACTAATGTCCTCTACCGCCACATTTACTAGCCGCATCCCTAATGGGGGTTTCAATCGTGCTGCCCTTCCACAAGCAGCGGGGGAAGGGAACTGGTTCGATCTTCTCAACCTCAGGCCGCTTGTGGGAGGGCTTGTTGAAACGGCGCCCTTCGTAAATAAGTATAGTCTAAACCTTCTCGCTGGTGAAAGTAGTGCCACGAGGATACATTATATGGATATTGTCCAGGCCCCTGGCCCGACAATGGAATATCTTGTAGTAAACGAGTCTAATGCCCGCTACGTTTTGCCGTCTAACCTTACCGGTTCACAGACGAAGTTGCCGTGTGTTCTACAAACCGCGGTACCTAATAACACAACCGTTAACGGCTACGCAGTTCTTTCCGGTATCAATGCGACAGACTTCTCCTCTGACGGAGATTACTTTACCATCAAAATCACGGGGACGAGTTCCTTTAACTGGTCCAAAAATGGCGGTGGCACGACGGGAGTGACTATCACGGCCCCGAACATGGCAATTGGAGCAAATGGCTTGGTGATTAGCTTCTTCACCACGTCCGGCTTCACGACTAATGACACCTGGGTCTGGACGCGGCAGGCATTACTACCCTACAGCGCTGGTATTACTTCCACGGCAAACTTTGCCTATAATCCCGCTGTCTTCCAAACTGATCTTTACCTTGGTGGCATTGGCCGTAATGTCATGCGCGTGCGTTCTGGGTTTATTACCTCTGTCGGTTATAATCGTATTTATGGCAAGTATTGCAACGTCTTTGCTAACCATCTTGTAGTTGGTCATTTCGCACAGGGCGCTTATAACGCCATCAGTGGTGTCGTTGATACTTACAGTGCCAGCACGACGCCTTATACTGTTGGCTGGAGTGACCTAAATAACCCTGACGACTTTGTCATTGCCGAGCCGAATATCAACAGTGAGGCGGATACGTACCAATTACCGTATAGTACCTACCCCGACGCCGTGGCGTATGGTATTACAGGCATGGCACAGCTCTACAATTCTCTCTATATCTACCTCCCCGATGCAATCTATCAAATGCAGTATGTCGGGCTGCCGGCAGTTATGCAAACACTCCCCCGTTTTCAGGGAACCGGGTGCTATTACCATAACTCACTCGTGCTTGCCAAGCGGGGACATTACTTTTTGGGTCGGGATAATGTATACTTCTTCAACGGACTTATCCCAACACCAATCGGAGAACCAGTACGCACTAAGTTGTACACTGAGCTTCCTCTCATGGGAGACACAACGTTTGACATGATTTATGGCTACTATAACGCGGATGAGCAGGAGGTCGTTTGGCATTATTGGACGCCTATCGGTGGTGGGCTGTATCAGGCGCGGGAATGTGTGTATATGGAAAAATACAGTCGTTTCTACTTTCGTAATGCTCCCAGCGTTGGAAGTGGGGCTACTGATATCATGTGCACTTGTCGGGTTTTCCAAAGCGGCGTGATGCCAAGACAGCTACAGTACGGCGGAAATGGCCTAGTGTACTTCGACTATAATAGTGGCGAAACTTATGCCAACATTGTCAAAGACGTAGCTGGCGGTTCTCCAAGTTATACACTACCCTACGCTGAAACAAACGACCTTTTTTATGGCAATTTGTTGTATAAAAAGGACGGCACTAGCGTTTTTGCCGATTCCTCTTGGACCAACGGCACTTCTCTAGTCGTATCTGGTTCTAGTCGTAATTCGTTGTCATCTTCGGTGGCCTACACAGTCTTGGCAACTTACAATAGCGGAAACCCAGAGCAGGGCGTTGTCCCAGTTCGTGGCTCCGGTGTTACTGGTGGTCGTATTATGCGCTATAACTTCCAGTGGCAGGGTAGTGGCTCATCTATCACGGGAGCGATCCTTAATGCCTGGAGTGACGGTTATTATGGCATGAACAAGCAAATCCTACGTTAATGCCAATCACAATCGACAGCATTCCTCCGACAATTGACGACGTACCGGATTTGGTCATCGCGTTGAATCAAAGTATTGCCGAAATCAACACGGCACTTCAGGGACTCTCCAGCTCGTCGAACATGCAAGTTCCGCAACCGACGACGAGTGGTGGAATGCTCTCGACCTTCGAGGGGAATGCGTATTCGTATACTAACCCTGACACCAATGTTTATGATTTCCTCGATCCGTTATATGAAAGCCTTCGTGTAGCACAAGTGTTGGTTTCACAGGCGCAAGTGCAAGCAAATGCTATAGGGACGGCACAAATACAATTGGGCGCTGTGACGGCTAAGAGCATTGCCGCCTTAACAATCACTGGCGCTAACATTGCCGGCGATACTATTACAGCAGACAAAATGAACGTCAACACGTTGTCTGCTATCGTCGCGAACCTCGGTGCGATTACTGCTGGTAATATTACCTTGGACTCCTCTGGCTTCATCCGTGGTGGGCAGACGGCCTACAACACCGGATCGGGCTTTTGGATGGGCTATAACAGCGCAGCTTATAAGTTCTCCATCGGTTCCAGTACAAACTACATGACCTGGGACGGGACAAATTTAACCGTCAATGGTGGCTCTGCACCGAATCAATTTTTCCTTAACACGAATGGTATCACAGTAGGTATTAACGGTGGCCTTAGTGTTGTCCTTGGGACGTATAGTGGAAATCCGGCTTCGTTAAACTTCTACAACTCTGGTGGTACGGATTTGATGGGTATTTATCTGAATAGCGGAACCACACCAACGATTCAGCAGTTGGTTGGAGTAAGTTACCAAAGCTTGATGTCAACGTCTTCGAGCAATGCAAGCTCAACCTATTCTGGGCCTTCATCCACCAGCGTTGAAGTTGGTGTTGTTGCCGGATTTCCGGTGGTCACAGTCACAAACGCATCCACCAATACCCAGATAAGCCCGGCCGGAATCCAGCTTGGGGGAGTCGCCACCCTAACCTACCCAAGTTCAAATCTTGTTGCTTGCTCAACTGGGTTCACTGTTGGTAATGGGGCAACAACAAACATCAGCAACACGACCTACGGGATGAGCGTTGTGGATGCATCAAACAATGTTGCGTTTGCAGTTGGTGCCTCAACGGCCAACAGCGTGGGACTCTTGTGGCTTAACACAGGTTCGGCAATCCTTTATACTTTCGGTTCCGCTTTTCCTATCTCTTACCAAGCCACAAACCACGCCTTTCAAGGTGGAATGCAGTTTGGAACCTACACTGCCGGCGCCGTTGCCACTGGCGGAACCATTGCGATTAAGGATGCAGGCGGTACCGTTCGACAACTCCTTTGTGCATGACCGTTGAGCGCCTAACTCGTTCCTCTGAAGTCCTTGCCCTGTGGCCCCTTTTCCACGAGGGACTTTCCGAGCTTGAGCAACTTGTCCGCCTGCACTATAACGAAACGCAGGCACAAAAAATGCTCTGCCTTCTTGCTGCAGACCCATCGCATGGCTATATTAGCGTAGCCTACGACGACGATGGCACGGAACTTGGTTTTGCCATTGCTCGTGATGACACGCTCCCCTTCTCCACTTTTAGAACTTTTTGTGCTCACGCAGTCTATTACAAGCAAGGTCACTCTGCTGTTGTTCTACAACTTATGGGTGCCTTTGAGGACTGGTGTAGAGCCAGCGGCATACGCCGTTATTATGTATTAACACGCAGAGCCACGACGGCGGCAAAACGCTGCTTTCAACATGAAAAGTATGGCTTTCGGCGTATGAGCTTTGTATTTGAAAAAGACATTCTATGAATCCTGATCTTGGAGCACTTTTGCAACAGCTTCTTGGAGCCTCGTCACAGAGTGGAACTGATCCAACGACTTCACTAAGTTCGCCGGATATGTCTACGCTTTTGGCCTCAAACCCACAGCTTTCGACACTTTTAAATAATGTCACTGGTAATCTTGGAAATGACCAGATTATTGGTGGTAATCAAAATGTTGAAAGTCTAACAGGCCAAACTGGTGCGTATAGCACTCTTGAAAACCAACTACTCTCACAGCTTGGGTTGTCGACTAGTGCAGGAACGAATCAATCAAATAGTCTAGCCAACACAACGGGCGCTACCACGACAAATGGTGTCACTAGCGGAACCACCAGCGGCACTTCAACCACCACGCCGACGGATACTCTCGGCATGGGCCAAATGTTGCAGAGTTTAATTCCCAGTGCCACAAATGCCACAGCGGCCTCCAACGACTTTCTGACGAACGCCATGAAGCAGGGTAATCCTGCATTGCAGGCACAAATTGGACAGGCTACAAGTGCAGCCACTAGTGGCCCTGGAATGTTGGGCACTGGGAACGGGGCTATGAGTCGTGCCGCTGGTGACGCTGCCTCGCAAGTCGGTATTAACGACTTTGGGCAACAAATCTCCGCTGCACAGGTTCTTGGCGGACCAAATGCCGCAACGGTGCTTTCTGGTGCCGCGAACCCGTTTATTGGTTCAACTGGTACGACGTCTGGAGCGAACACTGGCACAAACAACTCCAATACCTACAACACGGGCTCTACGGCTACCGACACCTCTGGTTCCACAAGCAATGTTGGAGCGAACTTGTCCAACACTGTAGGTCAAACTGGCACAAGTGGTGTTGCTACTGGCTCGTCGGGAAGTATTTCACAGGGTGAAACGCCAACTTCCAGTGCCTCTAGTGGTGGCTGTTACGTCTGCTCCGTGCTGGCTTCGATGGGTCTTATAACCCCACGAGCCATTCGGCGGGCTGTGGAATTTAAAGCCCTCAAACGCTTTGATTATCCCCTTATGGTAGCATACGCGCTTTTTGGCCCGTGGCTAGCGCGCATGATGCTTCGTTCTAATCTTGTGTGCCGTCTGATGACGCCTGTAGGTCGGTCGATTCTGTACGAGGAGTTGAGGCTCGCACGTGGAGGTCGATTGAACCTCGGCGCTTGGGCGGCACACTTTATCTTTCACAACTTCGCAACAACTGTGGGTCGCCTCGCCTTGTGGCGCTTTGGGCCAAATATGCGAGACAGAACTGGTGAAGTAAAAGCCTTGTTGGAGCAAGAAGGACTCCTCTTTACGGTTTATGAATAACACAATCAAAGACGCCGGCCTTGGAATTGGTGGCCTCTTGTTAGCGCTTTCGGGTGCGGGGCTTGCTGGTATCGGGCCATTAGCCTCGGCCCTAGGTGCAGGGGGTGGTGAAACTGCCGGTCTCGCGGCCTCAACGCCATTAGCCACGGGAGCAACTGCTGGAGGCTCCACGGCGGGTAGTGCCGCTGCCGGTGGTATGGACGCCACGGGTGCCGCCGCTGGTGGTTCTGGCGCAGCTGCCGGCGCTGGTGCAAATGCTGGAGCTAATGGTCTTGGTGCCGCTCTTGGAAAGCCCATGATCGCTACAGGACTTGGACAATCCATGGGCGCTGTGACAAATCCACCTACAACCACGACACTTCCACAGCAACCACAACCCGCTGCTCCTGGTGCAAACTTTGCACAACTAATGTCCATGTTCCCCACAGCCATGGGTGGTTCACCGCAGATGGGTCCATTTGCCTAACATGGCTCTTTCCCCACAAATCATACAGGCGCTTATGCAGCGCGTGGCACAGGCAAAAGGTGCGATGGGTGGCGGAGCGCCTTTGAGCTTTGCCAACAGCGGCGGGGCTAGTCCCCCTGGCGGTACTTCCGGCGGTGCTGGAGCTGGTCTAGGTGCTCAAAACATGACGGGCGCTGGGGTTGGTGTTGGTGGCGGTGGCCCAGCTAGCTTTAGCATTCCAGGGTCTTCCACGGCTGGACAAAACATCGGTGTTGGCGCCGTGCCTAATAGCAACTTTGCCAGCCTCGGCGCGGAGGGGTCTTCAAATGCAGGACAGTCTGCAAACCCGGCAAACGTAAATACTGCCGTTTCTACTCTCACAGATTTAACCAGCGGGGTTGGCCCTCCTTTGGGGACGAGTTATGGGACGCCAACGCAGGGAAACGTGGGCAACCCCGCTGGCCCTATTGGTGCTGGAGCTAATGCCGAAAACGGAGCTTTCGAAGTTGGTGGTGGCATGTCTCCGCCTACGACAACCTCAGGTCTTGGTCCTGGAAGTGCCTCCATGGGTCAAAACATTGCAAACCTTATTCAACCTGGTGATAAGTCAAATATGGGCCGCACAATTCCAAAACAAATTGTCCAAAGACGGCCTGCTTCCAATAGCCTTAACTTAAACTCTATTTTTCCACAAACAGGCCAAGAGCCCTATCGAGGCGTTCTAGGCTAAAGGACTTATGTCTGCACCTCCTCCGCAACTCCCCTACGCACAAACACCGTATTTGGGTAACTATATTCCCAAGTCTCCGAGACAACCACATCTTTGGCAGTCTTTGTTGGGCAATTTCCTTGGCGGCCTTGGTGGTGACTTTGCCTCCAACAAGCTCGCCGGCGCTATGAATCCTGGTGTGACGACGGACGCTACAGGAAACATGACAATTAACGACCCACAACATTTTTGGCAAAGTAAAGCCAGTTTGGGTCAGCAAACCGCCCTTGGCAACGCGAATGCGACAAATGCCGAAGCCCGTGCAAGGGCAGCAGAAGCGGCTGCGTTAGCGCATCAAACTGGTGAACTTACCCCTGCTATGCGTGATGAGATTCTGTCTCGTATGGGTCTAAACCAGGCACAAGCGGAAAATATCACAACGCTTACACCGCATGAAGTTCAAAAGATGGACGCGGAACAACAGGAGAGCCTAAAGCGTGCTGCAAACCTAGGCTTTGAGGGACAAGAGATACATCCAAACGCGGTTGCAACGCGTGCTTTGCAGGGTGCGGAGACTGGCGAGGCTGGCGCTCGTGGACAAGTGGCTACCGCAGAAGCGGGCCACTTAAATGCCATGACTCCAATCGACGTGCGTGCTGGAGAGGCCAACATCGCAAACACAAATGCGAATACAGCAAATCTGGGTTTTGGTGGTGTAGGGCTTAACTTGGAAAATATTATCAAAGCCAACTCACCGATCCTGGACGCCGCCAAGATGGGTATGCAAACGCCTAATTCAATTATCCGGTCTCAAAGCCCTGGTGGTGGCAGTACACCGCAAATGTCTATTGACCCAAGCCAAGACGCAGCAATGCACGCCCTGATTAGCGGTGCCGTGCCGCAGATGCCTGGCACCCCACAAGCCGCCCCACAAGCCGCCGCAATACCACCGGCTAGTCTCCGCGCCCTACTAAACGCCTTCCAAGGCGCGCAGGGTAATATGTTTACGGCTGGTGCCGGTGCACCGCCCGCCTCGTTATGATCACGTCAACCTCCGCACAAGGTGGCAATGACTTTAACTTTCCGACACAATCTCCCTCGTCTATTGCAAGAGTAAAATCTAAAGGACATATGGCAAACAAACTCACTCCCCCACTTGGCGGCGGCGCTAAGCCCAGCAAGCACATTGGTCTTTCTCTCATGGGCCTGTTTCCCTCAAAGAAACCTCAAAACGACATGAAGCACGAGAATCCCATTAACTCGCATAATATCCCCAAGTCCAAATTAACCATGCAAAGCGACCAAAAGGGTCGTACACGGCCTCCCGGTAGCTGGAAGCAAGGTCGGCCGGCTTAAACCATGGACCCCACAACGCTTGCGCCGGGAGTGGCTCCAGCAACGCCACCAGACCCGGATTTGTTGCAGCGAATTAACCGCTTCATGCAGGGCGCTTCGCAGACTATTGCGAGGACGCCTTTCTCGTCGCTTAATTTGCCTATCCCCGGCGTGCCACAGCCTTTTGGGGAAAATAGACCAACACCGGCACAGGCTACATCCCCCGTCGCCACGAGTGGCTTTGCGGGCGCTGTTAGGTCCGCCGTACCTACCCGCTTCGCCAACACGGCACAAGGTATTGCCGAAGGTCTGCCACGGATGGTGGGTGATGTCGGTGCCAGTATGGTCGCGCCACCCCTTATGCTTGCTGACATGGGGCTTAGTGGTTACGGCGGCGCCAAAGATGCTGGTGCAGGTACTGGAAAAGCCCTCCTAGCCGGAGGTCTGCAAGCGGGCCTCGGCGCGGCCTTTGGTCCCGTAAGTAAATTCATGGGCAACGCGCCAGCCAATCTTATCGGCTCACGTGCAGCCAGTGCAGCAGCAAGTTTTTTTGATCCCGCTATTGGTGACGTCGCTGGAAAGGCCCTAAGCAACGTTGTCGGTAAAGAGGCTGCAAGTAAATTCGCGGGTTCTACTGCTGGACAGGTTGCAAAATTCATGGGTAGTCAAGCAGGTATTGCCGGCGTCGGGGAGGCACAAAACTTTACACAAGACACCGTCGAGCACGGTATTGGTCAAGCCGCAAAAGACGCCATCACACCAGAAAACATCTTTGGCCTCGCTGCGGGACAGGCGGCGTTCTTGCCCATGACGGCAGGACATATGCTCGCCGAAAGTGGGCATAGCGCACCGCAAGATCCCCAGACACGGATACTTAATCAATTTCTAGAACAGAAATCCAATCCAACTCCTGTAGCCCCAGTCAAGACCTCCCTTGACACCAATGCTCCAGTTGCCCCCAAGTCAGAAGCCAAAGTTGCGCAATCCACTTTCGACCAAGTTGCGGGCCTTGGGTCTGCGTCAACGGTTGGCCCTCACTTTTCTTTGGTAAATCCTTTTGGTGTTGACTTTAGTAGTCAAGCCACCATGTCGCCACCGTTGATTTTGGACCGGATTTTGGCTGGTGAGATTACACCGACGAATGCAGAGAGTAATGCCCCAAACCATGCAATTGTTAAGATTCTAAAAGACGCCTTTGTGGATCAGTCTGCACTGTCGAATGGCTATGTGGATATGAACCAAGTTGGGCATTTGGCAAATCTTGCGGACCTACAGGCGCGTGGGTTGCCCCTCACAGCACCGCAAATGGCGGCTTGGGCAAAGTTATCACCAAAGCAGCAAACGGGTGCACAAGTTGCGGCAAAAATCTTGAATGACCCTGTTGGGACACTTGGCGGTCCGGCGCCCGACACGGAAAATTACCAAGGCAACACCGTCGAGCATGGTGGCTTGAATCCTGGACAGTGGGAAGTACAGCCTCTTGGACCAGACATGTTTTCTAGATTTGTCACACGTAGTGCTGGGAATCTTATGACTAAGTGGAATAGACCGATCACGTCGGTCGAAGATGCAGCTTCGCTAGTGCATGCGGTTAATGATTTCACGGGGTATGTTGGAGACTTTTTGAACCAGAATGGTTTTGGGCCAGCTTTACAGGAACAGATGGCCAAAAAAGGTCTATTTACGCCGATCACGAAGGAAAGTTTACAGGAGAAATATGACATTTTCCGAGGTGAGTATTTGAGTAATCCAGATGGCGAGTCTGCCGCTAGAACGCTTCAATGGGTTAAGAATCAGATTCTTCTTCACGCGCAATCGGCCAAAGAGGCGATGGTTAGTGTACCTGGGTTTGGCGAACAGGCCATGCAACCGAAGGCTGGTATTGCAGAGCGTGATCTGGCCGCGGAGACGGCGTTTAAGGGCGCGCTGGACAAAGTACCACCGCCGATGCAGGAGGTGTTGACGAATCAGTATTTAAGGTCAAGAAAAGAGAAGGCGCAGGCTAGTGGAAATGCTAATTGGTCGCTAACGAATTACCGTAGTCGCGTGGCAGAGGCTATAAACACGCTTCGACCGGAGGACTTGGAAAAGCTCAAGACCTTGCCTATGACTGAGCCAGGGCCCGTGACTATTACGTCGAAGGAAGAACGCCGTCCGATTTTTGACAAGAATAAATATCTTGTGGAGCAAGAAAGGCAACAAGGAACGTTGCCGGGTATAGCGCCGAAGGTTGAAAGTGGGTATAAGACTGGCCGAACGAAGGCGGTAACAATGCCCCTGTTTGAGTCGCAGGCGCCAGCAAAGGTGGATATGTCGCAGGTAAGAACTGTGTTGGATACGATTCCTGTGAATTTAACGGATCGGGAGGGTCGCCCTATTCGAACGAATCTTGGAAAGGTTGTTTTTGAACCGTTGCAAGATACCGAGGCTAGTTGGAGCGCAAGACAGTTGAAAAACCCGGAGGTGCAGCAGAATATTCGTGACTCGTTATATCCTAACGAGACGACAGAGGAAGAGAATGTTGGTAAGAGGGAGAATAATATTATTGCACGGAACTTTACTGGCACACTCGTTACGCCGAGTGAGACTTTGGCAGGAATGTCTCCACGAGACTTTCAGCGTGCCGTGGTGGCACAGCTTGACAATCGTGGTGGGAATATTGATCGGTCTAAGGTCTGGACGAATCGCATGGATCGCTTTGCCACCTTGAGTGGTAAGACGAGAGAACAGGTTATACAAGATGGTAGTGGCGAAGCGTGGTTGAGGAATTTTGCTCGTATCGCGTCCGAGGGCACTATGGCCGAACGCCGCCAGTGGGCGGATCAGAATGGTTTTCAAGGACAGAAATGGGGTGAAGTCACAAAGTCCATGATTTCCGCAGACGCTGGAAAACGGACACTTTGGAAGGCTAGAATGCTTGGTTTACAGCCGAAGATTGGCGTTACTGCTGACACGATTAAGCAAGAACTCTCGCCGTCCGCAGAGCCCGTAAATCGCCCAGTTAAGACGGATTTTAAGGGCTTCGTGCGGGATAGTCTGCTGAATCGAGGTTACCAACCCGAGGTGGCGGAGAATATGACATCGTATGTCCAGAAAATGGCGGATCACTTCGGCTGGTTGGATAATGTTAACTTTGCCACTTTGACGGACACTGCGGGAGTCGCGGACGCTGTGCATAAGCAACTTAAAGTTCTTGGTATGCACCTTCCCGCAGAAACTATGGTTGGCGGAAAGGCTATTCGTAATCCAATTATTGCGGCGGCGGAACAGGATCTTGTAGGGCGTGGTGGTTATGGGCCATTGAATACATTCTTTAAGTTAACGGTCTTGCCACACGAAGCCTACCATGATCTTTATAGCAAGATCGTTAATGATCCTAACTTCAAGCCACTAAACGAGGACATGCAGACAATCGTGGATAGTGTACATAGCATGGAGAAAAATGGCAGTAGTATGTCTCCGGACGAGCGCGCTATGTCCATGACGGCTTTTGTTGACCTGATGATCCCGAGGCAATATGCACGTGATGCAAATGGAAAGTTAATCCCCGAGGTCCAGGGCTTTATTAACGCGGCTTCGGCAGACCCAAAGGAGTGGGCGGCTTCTATGTTTCAATTTGCCACGGCGGGACTTGGCGCAAAATTAGCGGAAGGTGAGAAGGGCGGTGCAGACTTTGCGCGAGTAGCGCGTGATGGTGTAGATGCGCTTTCTTGGTTCAGTCCAGATACGATCTCTTTCCTACGCGGGCAATATCGTTATTCTGGTGATATTCTTGGAAGTCTACAGCAGCTTTTGGATGATCCAGATTACCGGGCGTCGAAGGGGTTACAGTATGACATTGCGAAGGAACGGCCGTATGGTCTACGTGCTGGTGATCAAAACTCTGATGTGATTAATCGCCAAACATGGACTAAAGACGGCAAGGGAGAATTATCGTCCCCTGGTCCAGTCCCCTCCCTCCCACGCCCTGCGGCTAAGGCTGGGAGTGAGGCTATTCCAATTCCGCCAACGGCCAGTGTTGGTGTAAGAACACGGTCTGCTGCGGAGGCAGCGTTAAGGATAGCGAATACACCTTGGACACCACAAAGTGGCGTTACACCACGTGTGGAAGAGCCATCCTATGTCCGGGTTTTACGACAGCTTTCCCAAGTCCACCCGGAGATTGAAAATGCCATGCAGACGGTACGGCAAATTATCTCCAACATGCAAGGGGGTAGTCTTACACAACCGGCGTCGATTGACCTATCCGATGTGAAAGGGACCAAGAGCCTTATGTCCTCTCTTGGGGGTGAACCTGATTTTGGTGACGAGGGGGCTATGTCGGCCTTTAAGAACCCGGTAGATATTGCGCTACAGGGCACGGAGGCAGCGAAGAAAACACAGCGTGCGTGGCTTATGCGCATGTTTGCTCCAAACAGCTTGCAGGGACCAGATATGCAAAGACGCGGGTATGGCGTTGTTGAGGATAGTAGACAGAATGGTTCTCGCCTCTGGTCCAATGCGCGAAGCTCAATGCAGTTTATGTACGATAGCATCCTCCAGCGGTCACAGAAGACTGGGTCGTTTGGACGAAAGGAATTGGACCCAAATAGTGGGTATGCGAGATTTCTACAGGCTGGACTGGATGAGGGCTTTAATGGCCCCGTGTCACAGGCACTGCAAAAGCTAGCCCTTGTACAGCAGCGGCAGGGTGGTATAGACTTGTCGTCACAAGCACCTTCTCAGTTAGAGAATGGTTTGACTATCCAACAGGTCGTGGCAGATGCCGTTAAGGGCTTACCGAAAGAGCAGGCGGCATTCGTAGTTAGTGCAGTGAAAGATATGAACAAGGTGTCAATGGCGGGGCAGGCTAAAATCCTAGACGCCAAGACGTTGAAGTTCAATGGCGAGTTGGGGCTTTTGGCTATGAAAATGAACCCACAGACCGTCACAACGGCTAAGAGTGCAATGGAGCATGGGCAACTTGTTATGGCTGCGGCGCGCGGAGATGCACAAGCAATGGATACGCTCAAGATGCGCATGGCAGCTAAGGAGCTTTCTCCCGAGTTTCTACAAGCGGCGCTGCCGTATGCACAACATAATATTGCTACCCTAAAGGCGTTGACAGCGACGTTTAAGCAACAAGGGCAATTCCTTTCGGAGCGTCGGTTTGGGCAACATGTTATCTCTTGGACGCCTAATGATTGGAACCCTGGTGATCCCAAGGGTGGGCAGGGGTTTAAGACGGCACAAGAAGCCAAAGACTTTGTGGAGGAACTCATCGCTACGGGTATTGCACCAGAGACGATTAAATATCTTGACAAAAATAAAGAAGATATCGACACCTTTGGCATGAGTGATATTGAAGGTGTTGAAGGCTGGAAGAAAGTTGCGTTGGCCAATGAACAAGCTAAGATGGACGCAATTTTAAAGGCCGATCCAGTGAATGGGCCAAAGTTGGTTGCAGAGTTATCAGAGCAGTTTGGTTTGCAAAAGAGTTTCAACAACTACGCTACGACTAATGGCCTTCAAAAGTTAACGAACTTTAAGCGTAAGTTTGCCCCTGGTCGGGAGTATATTAATCCCGTCGCGACGATGAATGAGTATGCCGCCTCTGTGGCACGAGGGACTTCTATTTCCAATGGGAAGGTGAATCATGCGCTGTATCAACAGGAAATGAAGATGGCTGGCTTGAACGATATCGCGGCAGATCAAGATGCCATGTTTAAGTCAAATCTCACCCCGACGCCGGAAACTGCAAAGGCCGTGGTGGCTGGCGGGACGGCGTACTTTATCGCCTTGGATCTTGCACGGTCTTTAATTGATTCTACCACACCTGGGACTATTGGGTTGCCCCTTCTACACCGGGAAACGGGGAGCCTTCCCAAGTCCCTAAAGCTGCTTAAAGATGGCATGACGGAGACGGCTAGGAACATCATGGACACGAAAGCGTTTAATGCCTCTGCGGACAGGGGAAAGTTCATGACCGAAAGTTCCCTTGCACAGGCGCAGAAGGGTTCGGTGCAAGATCGTCGAGATGTGATTAATCACTTTCTGCGGAAGGCCAATGACGATGGTGTTACGACGAGCTTTATGCTCCAGGACACACTTGGGACAGATACAACGCATATGAACCTGGGGACTATGGGCCGCGAAGGTGTGTTTAGTGGAACTAAGGCGGGAGACATCGCGTCGTCGCCGTTTTATAATGTGTCGAAAATGCTACTCAAGACGCATAGCTTTTTGCCTACTTTGGCAAACCGATTTTCCCTGCATGCTGCCCTTGGTGCAGCTTATGACCAGGGACTTCGCGGTGATGCGATGTATAATCGAGCTATGACACTGTATGACCAAATGTCTATCGCGCCTGGGAAGATGAATAAGTCACCGATCTTGGCACACTTTGGTGGTAGTGAGCCCGGTCTTGGTGGAGACATGCGCCGCTCGGCAGTTGCACAGGTGTCAATGATGCAGCAGTTTGGTTTAACTAGCACTTTCTCAATGCTCCACATGATGCGAGATGCAGCGATGCAGACGCCAGGGTTGACACAGCAACAACGAGTGAATGCAGGAAAGGCGGCTGTAACGAGTGTGCTGACGAATGTCTCGTTAGCGGGCGCGCTCGGCCTTCCAGGTCTGGGAATTGCCTATAAGCTCTACAACGGTCTCTTTCACAAGGATGCCGAGGCGGCTACGAGAGAAGCACTCCAGGGCGGCTTTAACAGCTTATTTGGCACCGATGAGGAGAGTGGCCACTTGTTTGCCGATACTGTTATGAATGGTTTAGCGAATAGACTCACGGGCCTTGACTTTGCTGGCCGCTCTGGTGTGTCCAGTCTTTTCGGCATTGGACCTAGTAATGACGCAAGTATGTGGGACGTGGCGGGTGGTGGTGTTTCTATTATTCCCACGTTGTATCAAGGACTTAGCGACGTGACGGCCGGGAAGCCGTGGCTGGGTATGAAAGAGATCGCACCACACAGTCTCAAGCCATTCGTCGAAATGTCAGGTAATTATAAGCAATTTGGCGACATGCGGTTGATGGACCAGAACAACAATCTCTTGATGAAGCCTAACGCTGCACAGGCTATTGGTTACGCCCTTGGGTGGCAGCCGGCCAGAGTGCGCGAGGTAAAGCAGGAACAGCGATTACAGACCACAAGCCAAGACAACTATGAAATTGGTCGGGAGGCACAAATTGCCCAACACGCTAGGAATGTAATTCATGGTCAACCACAGAGCGTTTTGCAAGAGGCGTATAGTCGGCAATTCCAACCTGGTTTTGATCCTAAGTCTTTTATCGACAGTGTGTTGGAGCGCGCTGCCGACATGCAGACGCAAAAAGACCCAATGTCCGAGGGCACGGCATTAAACGCGCCGTCCCAAGAGGCCATTGGGTCTACCTTTGACAATCCTCGACAATCCGAAGTTGCCCGTGTGCTTCTAAAAGCAAAACTTGGAGCTACTTTAGGGGGTGCGTTTGGCGCGGGACTTCCGAACCAACAGGAGTTTCTGGAGGCTGCGCTTGTTGACCAACTTCGGCAACAGCGCGGGATGTCTCGACCGGATGCACAGGCTTGGGCGGCACGGCTGATGGGACATTTCCCTGGTCAGGTGGCGCGCTAAGGCGAATAATAGCCTTCGTGTTGTTCTGCTGTAGGTAACGCAGAAAACCGCCAAGCGGCAATTTTGTCACGTAGACAAGGGGCAGTCGTGTCGCGTTGTGAGGCGCGCTACCGTAGACAAAAATAGTATCCCTTTCATCTATGTACCAATGCGTTGCCCACTCGGCCTCCATTTTACGCGAGATAAAGTGGAGGTAGGGGATGAAGCGATGTGTAATGTGTGATTCTATTTCTGGTGTGATGGGCATATTTTATTAATTGTTAAAGCCAACGAACGAAGTTAGGGTGTCGAAGAAGGCCGGTTTCTACAAAGCGTTTCTTTCCTTCGACTTCAAACTGACGGCCACGATATTTCTCTTTATTGTTCCAAATGTCTGCGCGCTCCTCGTTGTCCCAGCCACCACCTACACGCGCGCCACTTTGGCAAACAACGGTGCCGAGGGTGTTCTCAAACTTCCCCTGTCCCTCCTCGAATTCACAGGCCGTCTCTACACCGACGACGACATTCTTTTGTCTATAGAGAGGTGTGTCTACAATTCCGCGACTAAAGCGAAAGACAACACCCTCGTAGTCTCCATTTTCCACAAAGCGATTCCAGATACTTGGGAAGTCGAAAATAGGAAAGTTGTCGACGAGGATAAAACTTGGTGGTAGGCGTTTAAGGATTGCCCGCATCATGGCATACCGCTCCTTATACGGGCGCTCCGTGAAATCAACGCCCTCTGCACTCCAAAGATCAAAAGCAAAGGTCTTGTTGGTAATTTTTGGGTCTTGTGCCCAGCTTGTGCCGAACATAAGTTCGCCAATGATGGTAGCGTTAACCCCCTGTTGTGCCTTAAAGGCGAACTGGGAGAGTTCTCGGCCCGTTCGAGTAAAGCAAGTTGCCTGCCCGTTTTCGATTTCAAATCTTGCCCACCAGCCGTCGTACTTTAGCTGGAGCGTGTCACAACCCGCTTCTCGCGCCGCCTGGAAGTTACTGTCGATATAATGTTGTCGTGTGGTTCTCATACTGGCTTCTTCAATCCAACGTATTCTTTGGTTATGCCGGCAGAATCTGTCTGACTGAATCTAAAAACTCTATCTGTTGTGACGAGATGGAGTAATACTTTGTCGAAGTTCTCCTCGTCGAGGTCTTGCCACATGATTGTGCGCAGCCTTTTAGTAACGATAAAGTTAATTTTGGTAGCGACACCGTGCAGTTTGACTTCTGTAGTGGGCGAGGCCCGCAAAATGTCAAGCAATTTGGTTGACGCAGCATTAAGTTGATTTTTCCCCATGCTTTGAAATACACGGGATAGGTTTTGTTCAACAAGGGTAAGTATCGCGAGCGCGCCGGTAAAGTCGTCAGGCCGCAGTACGAGGTCCGTCCGTTGGGATAGCGCAACCAACATAGCAATTTTAAGGGCCTGGATGTGTTTTGTTTCATAATAACCCTTTGTGTTTGGGTCTTTTGGGATATCTAGTTTTGTATACCAGTCTGCATAAAAATCTCGTGTCTCAGGAAGCCATGTAAATGGTCCCCGAACATTTTGCAATGCGCGTCCATAAAGCACGGCGCGCTCCCAACACTGTTGCATGTCAGGGGTAATTTTAGGAAAAGGTATGCGACCAGCTTTTTCACTTTCATAGACAAAGATCGCACGCCTCGAAAACCCGCCGGAGATAATATCCGCCTTTAGGTAGTTGGTGATCCATTCTGGTGTCGTGCAGGCGATAAGATTCAAGAAGGGACCACGGATGATACTACAACCTTTATTTTTGGTTTTGTGCTCGTAGTCCGTTTGCTTATCGTAAACATCAGTCAAAAACCCAATCATTCCTGCTCCGCTGATTTGTAGGAATTCGCTAAGCTCGGAGGCGCAAACAATGAGAGGGCTATATATCCGTTGTCGGGCATAAGACTCTGGAAGTCCTTCCATAGCTCTTTCTTGGTCAACCATGTCAAGAATAAGTTGCTCTTTAGACACGCACTCCGCAGAGAGTGGGACGTTTCCAATTTCCAACAACAACCTTTCTGCGCTGTGCATTGCAGAAGTTTTACGATTTCCCGCATCTCCGACGAGAACAATGTAGAGATTGGGATAAATCGTGAAATACTCCATGTTGATCCAGACGCGTCGCGAAACCACACTTGAAAGTGCGAGGAGTCCGCAAAAAGCATGGTAAGTGGGGTGCGCTTCGTTTCCGCTAGTAAAGGTTCGGTAGTCCTGGAGGAAGTTGTTTGGCACGGCGGATTAGTCTGTTGCATATTTAGGTGTGTGCAGAAGGGCTAGCGTTGTGTTGTCATGGTCCTTTTGGAGACCGTGCGCGCAGATAGCTTTGTAGACGGCGAGACGTAGGGCTGCAATATTAGTTGCGGTGGTCTCGATGGATGGGTGCCGGTTGTGGTAGGTAACGCTCGTGATGTCGACGCGGTAGCCGAGGTTGTCTCCGTAAAGGATAAGGGCATTACAGAGTTCTTCAAAGACAGCGTTCGCTTCCACTTCGGGGAGTTGAGCTGTGGGCTGTGAGCGGGCTTTGACAAAGGGATCTGTGTCGAGTTTGATGGATACATCTTGGACAATTATGTTCATAATGCTGTTTTTGTGTCTTTCCAGTTTGGCCCTGTGCCGCCACTGAAGGGGATAGTTATTTCAATTCCGTGGATGATGATTGGGACTTTAAACCAGCGCTTGAGTTGTTCGATAGCCCACGGGCGATAGCTTGCTCCAAACTGTCCGCAGAGAGCGTCGTGCACCTGCAAGAGTGGCTCAACAAATAGAGCGTTTCGTTTAGTTCTATTGACTGGGTCATACCACAAGTTGTGCAACGCACGGTTACAGACGTAAGTTGTATTGCACTGCGGTTCGAAAGCAAGTGCTTCACGCACCACACTTGGGTCAGGTCGTCCATAGCGAATAGCGCCAAACTTTCGCCGAAAACCAGCGGCAGTTTGTATGAATCCTTTGTCACGAAGTTCACGCTCGATCCAGGAAGTACGGAGATCGGGATTGTAGCGGAGCTTGTAGAGCCACTGGTACACAGCGGCGTCGGCTCGGGGGAGGTCGATAAGTCCATCGGAGTCTTTGAAGATTGTTGCACTAAGTTTCTCTGCTTCCATGCCATAGTTCGTTCCGTGCTGTACACGCTTCATGCAGAGGTATTTCCAGTCACCTGGGCGACCCTCCGCATCGCGGTCGTCGGAGAATTTGATACCGTCCGTTAGCTGCTTAAGTAGCTGTCGGGACACATTGTTAATTTTTGCCGGGTCCTCCCCACGCTCTTTAGCTTCAAGCATGAGGTATAGGACTTTGGCCGGCTTGATGCCCGCTTTGTAGTCGTCAAGCATCGTGGAGGCACCGAGGGCGGCAAGGTCCGCGGCAACGGTCCAACCATCTGCACCTTCAAGGTCGATTTGCCAAAAATCCGAGCCAACGTCGGCGATAAATACGTCGCGAAGTTCTTTTGTTTGATTCTGGAGGTTAGTACCGCTGCCTTCCCACTTGAGTAACCCAGACTTTGTAAAATACGGTTCAAGTGCCTGTGATTCACTACTAGAAAGTCTACAAGTGTTCGTCCCGACCAGATTGTAAGAACAACGCAACCGCCCATCAGTGTTCGTTGTAAGTTTTCCAATGTCGCTATTGCGCGTTCGTTTAGCCACGAGTTGGATGAGTACCTGAAGCACGTGATTGTGTTCCTTCTGATAATAACGGAGGAGCACTTCTTCTTTCGTTGTCTTTCCATATTTTGCATAGGGCTTGTAGCCTAAGAAGTCGTAGAGGAGCCATTGTTTGTCGGGGGTACTTTTGGCGTTGACTTCCCGGCCGACCATGTTGTTAAGTTCAAGTTGTAGTGTTTTGATTTCCTTCTCGACCACTTCAAGGTGCGTATGAAGTCGTGCAATGTCAATGCGACAACCACGAAGCTGCATATAATTGATAGCAGGCAACAGAGAAGTATTAAAGCGATAGTGCTCAGCACTTCGCGGGATTTTCTTAAGTAACGTTTCTTGGGCTTCATCGCATTCAGCTGTAACAACACAATCTGTTGCATTATAAACAAGCTCGGCATCACCACCAATGCCGCGTTGGTCTTTGTAGTAAGGTTGATCTGTGTATAAACTAGCTTGCAAATCCAGACCCTTGTCCATTTCGGGAAAGAGTTCAAAGTGCTTGAGCATCGTGTCGCCAACGATGTTGTTGATTATTATTTTATGTTTCCAATGAAGAACGAAGAACTCGTAGAGGGCATTTTGCAACACTTTCTCCACGTTTTTATCGGCTAAAAGCCCCGCTACTTCGCGCCAGACAATGGCTTCGTCGGTCTCATTCCAGTAATGTGCTCCCCCGACCCAGAAGGGGATAACGAATGCGCTGGTTGGTCCGGTGGCAATTCCGAGCATGGTGACTCCCACGTTATTGGCCCAACCTTCAATGTCGATATAGATTCTCCGTCGACTAGATCGGATTTCGTTGATGAGTCTACAGACATCTTCAACATTTGGTCTGGTGGTAAAATGCCTTTCTGGGAGCACCAAAGCGGGGTTAGCGGAGTGTCGTTTAGCCTTCTGTACGTCTGCCCGCAATAAGGGCAGGTCACTAAATACTCTGAGAATGTAGGCCGGATGAAAAGCGGCGAGACACTTAACAGCAAATGCTTCGCTCCAGTAAAGACTGCCCCTCCATGTACCGATGTTCGCGTCTGTCCCCCAGGGGTGGGTAATGTGTAGGGGTGTATTTCCCAATACCAAGAGAATGTTGGGTTTAAAGACTTGGAGGTCAGCTTGTAGCTTTTCCGTTCCAGCGGTGATTTCTGGTCCTGTGAATTCAAACGATGTGATGTCATTAGAGGGCGGGCGTTGTTGACAAACATTGCCAAAGAAAAGTTGGTCTGGGACAAGGTTTATATCCTCCAGGACGCTCTTTAGGAGCTTCCCACTGTGACCAACGAAGGGCTCACCAAGTAATTCCTCGTCTTCACCAGGCGCTTCGCCAACGACGGCAATGCGGTACTGGGAGGGTTGGTACTTGGGTTGTTTATTCGGGACTAGGATGGGCATTAGGTAAATTGGATGTTTGGGTCCAGGCGCTTGTATGCGTTCTGTACATTTTCGACTAGCTTGTGATGGTGGCTGTCTTTGATTTCAAAGCTAATTGGCACTAGACCTAGCGGGATAGCTGCGAGAGCTGCGCTACCAACTCCGGCGTAAGGATCAAGTACAGTCTGTCCAGGCAGCGCAATAGCTCTGTAAATCCATTGCCAGAGAAGGGCGGGTTTGGCAAAAGGGTGATCGAGTTCGTGGGTGGCGGGGCCGCTCCAAACGTTCCTTGGTTGTTGACTAAGGAGGGTGGCGTTGCCTTTTCGAAGGACCATAGCCAGTTCGCTTGTCTTGGTCCAGTTAAAGCCCGCTGCAAGGTTTCTGCAAGGGCTTGTTTTGTCCCAGATAAGTGGCCAGCGCTGAACTTTGAAGCCAACTTCTTCGGCAGCGTGACGTAACTTTTCCCAGTGATGTATGTCGCACCAGAAGATACAGAAACCGTTAGGACGCAGGATTTTGAAGGCGTGGAGGACAAATTTGGGGAAATCTGCAATATTGTCTTCGATCTGATGCTCTTGCGCGACATCTTCCGCGCCGCTGATGTAGTCCGGTTCGATGCCATAAGGTATATCCGTTACGATGTGATCTATACTTTCCCACGGCATTGCGGCCATGAGAGTAAAACAGTCGCCATGTTGAACTAAGGTCGTGAGTGGGATTACTGTAGGATTCTGGTTGCCTTGTAAAGCCTGTCCAGGTATTTCATCCACGCTTGGTGCTGCAACACCGCCGCCGCTTCCACCTGTGGTTGTGGTGGCAAAAAAATCTTCCGCACTTTCGACGGGCGTGGTGCCACCATGCAAGAGTTCGTCAACTTCTTTCTGCACAACGGGCTTACCGGTTTGGACTTTGCTCGTGATGAAAGCGGCAAGTTTCTTTTGTCCCTCTTTCTCCCGCCGCAAGATAAGGACTTGGAGTGCGTCTCTAATCCCCGTGCACTCGTGGATTTCCTTATCCCCGCTCCGTAGGTATTTTGCAAGCGTAATGGCGTAGGTAACGCTGGCACGCGAAATGCCAAGGAGTTCCCCCGTCGCTGCTTGGGACCAGCTAGTAAGGCTTTTGTGCAAGATCGCATTACGCGCCGCCTCTGTGTTGGCCGTGTCGATTGCAAGGATACGTTCTTTCCAGTCAAAGTCCTTCCGTTGGATATTTTCTTCATACTCTAGTTGCCTAAGTTGGACGTCGTTCAGGGTTTCATAAAACACCACGGCGATTTCAGTTTCCTTCAAGATCTCGTGAGCGCGGAGACGACGACCGCCAGCGACAAGTTTCTTTGCCTGATTTACCACAATGGGTTGTAAAAGACCATGCTTCGTGATGGACTCACAGAGCCCCTGCATGTCGCCATAGTCGTTACGAATACGGCCTTCGATGTTAATTTCCCCAAGTGGGATGTAGATTCGATTAATTTGTCTGGGTATCATTAGCTTTAGGAGTTAGTTTGATAGCTAGTTCTAGGGCTTCGACCAGGTCTTTCAACACATCAAGACCTTCGTCCATTGTATCTGTTCGCGTGATGATATACTGCGCCAACGCCGTTTTGACTTTACCAAGGTGATTCGCCCTTTCGTCGCCGTACTTGAAACGCATGGCGACGGTTTGTTGATCCGCTAGCGCTTCCTCGGGCGTTTTGGGTGTTAGTTCTTCAAACGGGTTGCTGGGGGTCGATGGGCTTACCATTGCGGTGTTTTTTAAGTATTCTGTTCGTTGCCGTGAATATGTCCAAGATTTCACCTTTGAATTCTTTGGCGATTGGTTCAAGGAAAGCCCTATGTCGTGAGACAATTGGCTTTCCCGTCATGGGGTCGTGGAGGAGTTGGTTATAAAGTTTGCTGTAGACAACAAGGAGCTTACCGGACTTGACACCAAGATCATGGCTCTGCGCTAGAGACTCGACACCCTCTTTTAGATCGGTGGCGTCTTTAAATCCCATGGACGGAGGCTTGGTGGGGCTTTTAGGTGTTATCGTAAATTTTGAGGTCGAACGCGTTAATCGAGAATCGTTTTCCATCGTCGAAGGGTTGTTGGCGGAGGATAATGTATGTGGTTTTGCCACGCCGAGTCATTTGAACGTGGGTAGGACTACTGTTCGGTTGGGTTTCCCAACCAAGCCGACTATACACCTCTACAATTGCGTTAAATCGGGCTTGTGCGAGATTTTCGAGTAGATACACAAGATAAGCCTCTTGGCTGTCGTCCTCATAGATGATAATACGATAAGTTATAAGGTCCATAGATAGTGAAAGGCTAATACACCAAGGCCGCCAACGGCAATGAAACATGATGCTATAATACCGGCGGCAAAGGCAACTTGAAAAGGTTTAGGCATCTCTATTCTATTAACAATGTGAACAAGGGAGCGCGCTGTATAGACGGCGAGTACAATCATCGCACAAATACCAAGCGCCATAAAGGGCTTCATAGGTGGAGGTAAACCATTGACACGGACGGGAGGGGTTGGACCTCCCATCGCGTGGCAAGGTTGGTTAGCCCTTCTTGATAAACCGGGAGATGACAGTCTTATTCCCGAACTGCTCACTCATCTCGGGCTTCAGGACGGCCATGACGGTTTGACCGATGTATTGCTCCGGCGTGCCGAAGGGACCAGACTTGCTACCAGTCAGGGCCATCTTTAGACGGGCAAGGTTCTCGGCGGGGTTATACTTTTCGGTGGTCTTGAGGCTGATGGTGTGGTAGATCTTCGAGCCATAACCGCCGGGCTGAACGGTGTTTCCATTCGTGGCCTGAATGGGCGTGGTGACCGCCCAGACGAGGTTGAGGTTCTTCGCGTCCTGTGCTTTGTTATCTTCGACCTTGGCCTCGACAAGGCGCAACTCTGCAGTTGCGTTGAGGAGAGGCACTTCGATCTGGACTTCATCGAGAGGACGGCTGAGGAGGTCGTTCAGTTCTTGGGTCTTGTCGGTGGACATGTTTTGTTTGTTTTGTGGTTTTGTCTTGCTTTGAGGGCAGGATGCCCGTCAAAATTCTTCTGTTTCTGTGCTTTGGTTGGCAACAGAGCGCTCTGTGTCGTCGAGGGTGGTGGGGGTATTTGTGTCACTTGGACCTTCAAAGGTGGTAGCACAAGCTTTCCAGGCACCAAGAGCAACGCGGAGGTAGGGGATGTAGAGGTCTCTACCTTCAAGCCGTAGACGAGTGCCGTAGGCCTTGTCCCACCAAGTTATGAAATCGGTGGGAGCGTCTTTGACTAAATCAATGGCCGCGTCGACAACTTTTGTGTCTGCGATATCTTTTGTGGTTACGGTCCCACTAAAGAAAGCAGCAAGGTCCTTCCACTTATCCGCGAACCATTCCTGGCCCTTGAGCCAGTCTATGTAGTCCTTTGGAACGTCCTTGAGGGGAAGCCCTTTGTGCTTACCGAAGGGCATAGGATCACTGGAAGTCATGGCTTTGGTGTGGATGTCGCGGGTTGAAGTTTAGGACCAAGGATACCCCAGATTTGGTCTGGAGTTTTGTCCGTGATGTCAATGCTGGGGTCCAGTGGAATGGAGCAGCCGAGGGAAACGTGGTAGCCTGTGGGTTTTGTACGTATCTCGAACTTGGTCTTACCTCCGGGTTGGGGTGTGGCCGTCATAGCCCAGACGTCGGTAAAGTAACCACCAAGGTTGTCGGCCAAGTTACCGGGCATGTGGATTCGATAGCGATTGGCGCCGGTGATCTCGTCCTTGTCAACCTTTTGGTGGCTGGTCCAGACTACCATTTTACCACTTGCGCGAGTTAGGGCTACGATCCGTAAGAAGCGTGATCCCAATGTATCGTAATCCGTGAGGCGGATTTGGGGCTCAAGTACATCTTGCCGGAGTTTAGCACCGAGGCCAGCTTTTTCAAGTCCCGCGATGATGCTCTGTTTAACGCACGCCGCAAGTTGAGTAACGCCATCAATGCAGATTGTCTTAACGTCGGGACTGGCGATGGCTTCCTTGAGTTCCTTTTCGATTTTGTCATAGCGTTGTCCTTCCGGCACGTCGTCTACTTGGGCGAACCAGAATTTCTTATTTGGATTAATACTAACGGCAGAGCTAAGGTTCTTGTCAAGGTCGAGAACGAAGGGGTCAGGAAAAGCCATCATTAGACGGGTTTTACCAACTTTTGGTTCTCCAACAACAAGAACGGCAAGGTTCTTTGAGGTTTGGTAAGCTGTTGAGGATTGCATGTGTTAGACGGAGCAGACGACCTTGGTGACGCGTTCAGTACGTGCAGGTTGCGCGGGGTAGGTTATTTCTTCTTCGATAATGCGGCAGGTTGGGGGAAGTGCGGCGTCCTCGGCGTAGATGGTGAAGCTGTAGTCACCAATCTGGTTGCTATAGGCAATACCACGGGTAGAGGTGCATTTAGACCAAAGCCCGGGGCCGAGGCTTAGAAGTGTTTGGAGATCTTCACGATTGTGGACGTGGAACCAGGGGATTTGTCCACTAATGTTAACCTCGACGGGGCCGGTAAAAACCAGGTCCTGGCAAAGAGCTTCGAGGAAGCGGTAGTATTCTTCGGCTTTAATGGCAGTTAGGCGATGGCTAGTGATTTTGTCTAGTATTGGGTTCATTTTATCCTTGTTGTCTTTTGTTTCGCTTGGCATTGTGTCAAGCTAAAGGGCTCCAGGTCACGGGACGAAAAGCGTTGCTGTTAAGCAAGGTCTCTCGGATTAAAGGCGGCTGGCGACAAACATCGGCATACTCGCAGACGCCGTATTTGCCGACGCACCACTTTGTATGCTTTGGCCAGTCGTCTCGGGCGTCCATATTGATGAGGTCACTGACGATAGTTTGTGTGTCATGCTCCCACTCCCCTACTAGGGCTTGTTCAATGGGGATAATTTGACGAATGGGCTCAAAGGCTTTTCCTGTTTTTGTTGGTTTACGAAACGCCAGGGCGTTGACACAGAAGCCGTCAACGACAACACTGAGGAGCCGCTGCACAGCCCAGACGTAGCCAAAGACTTGACTCGACAGCTCGAATTCCTTGAAATAGGAAGGTCCAAGCATGGAGGTCGTCTTATGGTCCATGATGTAGAAGCGACCTTCTCTTGTGTAGATTAGATCAATTCTCCCCGTCCACATGACTTTGATGGTCCTACCCTCGACCTCGATTTCGCAAAGCGGGAGGGCAAACGGGACTTCGACCGCGGGCTGACCTGTGGGAAGCTTGTAAACACTAAACGCCTCGATGGGATAAGTGGCGTTGTAGTTACGGATGAAGTCCAGAGCTGTTGCGTAAGTGCGATAGTCACCTTCGCCAGGAGTCCAGTCACGGAAAACGGTTTCTGCACGCTGGAGCATGAGAAGCTCTGTGCCCGTTTGGCCCAGGCCGAGTTCGCTTTGTGGGATCACGTTAGGGTGAAAACGATAGCGGGCGTCTAGGATTTCATGTATCCGCTTGCCAAATCCCAGCGCCGTCCGCTCTTCATTCCCCTCGCGCTTGTGGACGATGTAGTAGTTTGCACTCCTTGGGCACGTGGTGAAGCGCTCAAGACTGCTATTGTCGATAAAGAGCGCGTTGTCAATCAGTGGTAGTTTCATTAGTTGTCTTTAGTGCATCTGCAAGACCGCTAAGGAATGTCGCGGCGTTCATGCGAGCTTTTGGTTTAGATTTCTTAGGCTCATTTGGGTCAACCTCAACGTCAGGGTCGTCCCTTAACGCCTTTGTCATTGTCGGTGGGCTTGTGCGGAGAAGGCGCAGGGCGTTTACGTGGGCGGCTAGTTCTTGCTGCGTCATGTTCTCCACTGACTTCTCCAACAGGCTGTGGAGTGGCAAGATGGCGTGCGATGATGTTGTAGGCGTGGTTGGCATTTTCGATGGTGAAGTGGGTTATACCGGCCGCTTTAATTTCAGCAACGACGGTTTTGTAGAAACTGCATAGCATGTAGGTTTCTAGGCCCTTAACGGGATAGATACTATGTAAAAAGAGTCGATCAGCAGGGTCGACCCAGACTTGGACACGAGTCATGTCCTCTTGTGCAAGGTCGTATGGGTTAAGTTGTTGTTTTAGGATTTGTGGCATCTGGATTGTGGAGGGACATAAAGTTTATGTTGCAAATTATGTAACTGGCTGGGGGATCGCCGGATGGTTTTTGAGCCACACTGTAACCGTTCCGATTCGTTTTTCCTCGTCGGTTCGCATGCACATGAAGTCGCTGCCGGGTTCGCACCGAAATTCTCGCGGACAGCCGCATGGGGTTTTCGCTCGCTTCGTGGTTTTGGGCTGGGTCATGGGGTGGGTGGATTGATTCTGGTGAACAGGGAATTTTCGGCGGTTCGCTGCCTCGGGTCGCGGTAACCGCAGACTTTGCAACGCTGGCCGGGTAGTAGGAGCGACGGGGTAGCCTTCGGCAGCTTCACGGTGCAGGTCGGACAATCGACGCCGAACTTAGCCCGCAACTCCCGCTTGGCGTCCTTCAACTCGCGGCACATATCGCCGTAGTCGCTCATACAATTATTTCGCCTCCGCAACGTTAACGCCATTGGCCCGCAGGAGCGCGAGGCAGGCGGCGCGGCAGAAGGTGGGGGCCAGGGCTTCATAGCCAGAAACCTTGAACCAATAATCGCCGTCGGTGTGCTCGGCTTTCCAAATGCGAGAGGCCAGCAGCGCCAAAACCGCGCTGGCGTCGTGGAGGTAGTCGGGAATCTTTCGCTGGATGCCGTCGGCGTGCCGCCAAACGGTCACACCGTTCTCGTCTTGGTCAATGCCACCATTAGGGGCGCAATGCTTGGCCACCGCCGCATTGATTTTCGCCTCGCTTGCGTTGTCTGGGAGTGTGTTCATGGCTTAGGAGATTGGCAGCGACGGGCTTCAGCAATTTGGGTGTGCTCGCGTTCGGCCACAGGGTTGGGGTGGGTGGTGGCGAGGGTAAGAGCGTCTGTTGCTTGCTGAATAATCGCCGTAAATTCCCCTTCTGCACACTTCGGTTCTGTAATCTTCTCGCGGGCGTACCCCAGTGATATACGTGCTGACTTCAGCGCCTCCCGCAGCGCCACCACGTCTAAGCGCAGGGCATCGCGGTCGGCCTTGACTGACTCGAAGCCTTCAAGGGCTACAACGGCGGCGGAAACCCGGATGCGTTGCTCCGCCAACTCCCGCCGCAGTTCGGCAATCTCGGTGCGCGGTATCACGCAATAAGCCGCTAAGTCGGTCACTGGTGTCACTAGACCGACGATCTTGCGGCGATACTCAGCAATCTGAAACGGGGACATTACCGGCCAGTTTAAATGGAAATCGTCGTCAACTTCGCGGTTCGCTGCCTCACACTTTGCGATCACTTCTTTGACGATGAACTCAAGCTGTCCTATGTCCTCCCGCAAGCGAATCTCTCGCGCCGAGGGCTGGCTGGAATCGGGGGTGGGGGTCATAGAAATTGGCGGTTAATTATTTTAGCGCGGTGCGATGGGCAGCTTTTGGCCACACACAACCAAACACGAGGTTTCATCGGGCGGAAATAGGTACCGCCTTTACCGATCAAGATTCTGGACGAGCCACAGGTGGGACAAATTGTGTTTCTCATAAATTACGTTCCCTTCCCCGCGCCCTCGTCGGGAGAGGCAGTGCGGTCGGCTAGAGCGGTGTGCGCCAGGTTCAACGCCTCTTTGGACAGAATCGTTCCGATTGGGTCCATTAAACGGCAAGCGTGCTTTGTCCAGTCAATGTCACCCATGACTGCGCCGAGCGCCGTCCGCAACCGTGAGACTTCGGCCTCTAATCGACTGAACTCCTCGACAGCAGATTGCGCACCCGCCGCTTTTACGCGCCGTTCTTCTTCCAACTCCCGCCGCAGGTTGGCGGTGGCGGAGGTGATTGCGCGTTGGAAGTAAGGTGTCAGCCGAACTTGCCGCCCGTTACCGGTGCAAATAGCATTCAGGTCTTGAACGCATTCTTCGATGATGTTCCAGATTTCAACCGGAACTTCCTGCTCGACTGTCGCCGCGCTGGGTTGTTTGGGTGGGGTGGTCATGACGAGGACACCTCCACGAGACTTACCTGGGCCACCCTCACCGGGCCCTTGATCGAGGATGCCTTGTCTGTGTGGCGACGAATCTCGGCGGCACTCTCCGAGGAAAATAGGGTGACCTGCTCTTTGTCGGTCAGGTAGTACCCGCAGTAGGTGCTATGCTGGACACTCAGCAGGGAGCCGTCAGAGGCGACGAGTACCCACAAAGGGGTTGCCTTGATGGGGCGCGGTTTGCGGACGGCCCGGCGAGGCGCGATGGGTTTTTGGGGTGGGGTGGTCATGGTGTCGTCCCTTCTTCGGTTGTCGCGGTGGCGGCCAGGGCGTGCATGGAACCTTGACGAGCCAAGGCCGCGATTGGTCCAGTTGATCCGGCATTAATCTGGTTTTCCAGCGCCTCCCGCAGCACGCGAACTTGATTCTGCGAGGCGGTGAGTTGGGCGCGGAGTTTGTGCTCTGTTTGCTCCATCTTGAAAATGTCGCATTCGTTGGTGTGGCCGTGCGGGATTTCACCTCCGCAGACGCGGCACGAGCCCCAACGGTCGAGCCAGTTGCCGTTAGGCTGGTCCGCGAGACGATTCGCCCTGATTTCCGCCAACTCCGCTTTGGCCGCGTCCAGCACGGCGAGAAGGTCGCGGAGAACTACGTCGCAGACTGCGATCATCAGCCGGCCGTTCTTTGAGGTGGGATCGAATTGCTTGGTATCGGCGCGAGTCTCGTAGCCAAACGACGGTGCAAGCCGCTCGTAGGCGTCGTGGAATTGCCTCGTCAGTTCCTCCGGCGTCAGCCTCTTGGGTTCAATATTATTCATAGCAAAATAGTCTCTCCTTTTTCGTTTGGTGCCATAAACGCAACGTCAAACGTTGCCTCTATGTTGTCCCTAACTTGTTCCTCCACCGGCCTTTTAAATATCACAGGCCCGGTGATGAGTTTGTCCGAAAGCAAAACGGCAAAGGCCGTGATAATTTGCAACGTCGGCTCGACGTCAACTATAATCCCAGCAAGCCGTTTGTGGTCTACGGACTTAAATGCCAACGTCTCGCCGGGAAAAGTACCCTTACACTTTGCCGAAGGGCCAATGACGACGGTTTGATCCCCGTGCCGAACCACGAGCTTGGCTTCTTCAAGCTCTAGGGTGCTAAAGCTAGCCGGCCAATTAAAGCGCTTTTTGGCTATAATTGCATCTCTACAGCGCGCCGCAAATGTTGTAGCGCGTAGGGGCGATGGATTAATCTCAACCACATCTCTTGTCTTTATAGCCGCCGCAATAAATGGTTCGTACAACCTAAAGGTCGACTGCTTAAAGCGATGGGGTAGGTCGTTGTCGGTAGCGTGAAAAGCCCCACCCACGGGGACTGGGATAGCCTCAATTATTGGTATAGTATTTGAAAGGTCGTTTCCCGTGTCCGCTGCGTGAGTGGAGCCCGTCTCAACTGGATTGTCTTGCATGTTGCGTTTGTAGGGCACGCTTGCCCGTGTTTTGTTTTAGTTGCCCTGGGCTGTCCAGGGAAGATGTTATTGTGTTAGGTCAACGAGACCGCTTTTCTCAAGCTGGTAGGTGGCGTCGTGTAGCTTTTCCATCAGGGCGTCTAGGGTGTCATTCAGCACCTGTGATAGCCCTTCCGCCGAAGTCTCGTCAACCGCGGCGGAGGCTTGTTCAAGTGTCTGATATAACCCCGTTAAATCAGGTGTATTTGGCATAGAAATTGTGAGCAGTTCGTCGGCGTGCTCAGGCCGTTTCCCACGCTGGCCCAGGGAAATCCAGCAAACCTGTAAGGCGTAGGAAAAGTTTGTGGCCCGACTCGCACGGGCCTTGGCGTTCACTGTTTTACGGGTAGTGAGTCTCCTAACATCCCCGAGTGTTTGTGGCGAGCCACGACACTAAAAGTGGTGCCCCTCGTTAGAGGCCGAGGGGCGTGCCTATGTCCTAGTGCCTTAGGCCGTGGCCGGCGCAGTCGGCAGCGTGAACTTGGCCTTGATCTTCTTGATCTCACCAAGCTGGTACTCATGAATCGCACGCGCAAGCGCTTCGCGATCATGGTCCACGTGGCGACCAAGCAACTTGGCCAAGTCCGCAGCCGTATGCGTTGCCTTGCCCGTGGCGATCAGCTCATCCACGACGGCGTAGGTCGTCTTAGATGGCGTCTTCGGGCCAGCGGGCTTCTTCTCCTTCACGGTCGGGTCAGCGACATATCCGCTCGTCCCGTCCTCGTTCTCATGCGTCGAAGCGACGGCGTCGGCAATTTCCTGGAACGATTCAACGCTGCGTCCGGTTTGTGCGATCACACGCCGAAAATACGCGCTTTCGTTCTCAGTCCATTCCCACAACGGCTCCTTCGTCTCGTCGTCAACCTTCTGCTTGCCCGCCTTATCCAGCACGGGCTCCTTGTTGCGGCCAATTCCCGTGGCCTGCTCGACTTCCTGGCAAAACTCCTCGCGGAAATCCGCCAGCGGACCACGATACACCAGGTTATCATTCGCGTCCTCGACGACGGCATCCTCGTTCGGCCGCTTGGCTGCGCTGTTGTACTCGTCAGCGCTGCTAAACACCGAAACCGGCACCTTCAGGCCGAGGCTATTATAGGTTTTAATACGCATATAACTTTTGCCACCTTGTTACGGCTGGGTGGCGAGGCCGTTTACTGCAATATTGCGTGTTGCGGTGCCACGTTTGCTTACGTCATGTAACCAAAGACCCGCATGAGCGGGTTTCGCCTTCACAGGCTCGTCAGTTTGGTCTTTTTTGTCGCTGTCAACCGTTAGCCGCCACCTCCGGGGCGAATAGGGCTGGAATCACGCGCTGTAATATCGCATGCGCGCCGTGTAGGGTAGGCCCACTCTCGTCGTCGAAGGAGGGTGGTGTGTAGGTGCTAGAGAAGAAGTTTTCTGGCGTGCGCCCTTCCTTCTCCGCTTGCACGATTTCCATGCGGGTAATAACCTTTTGGTCAATAGCTTGCTTTTCTAGCACGATAGCACAGCGTTGTTGGTCAATGTGCGAGTCGCCTTCCTCTAGCTCCAGGAGTAGCCACGTACGCCACAAGAGCAAGCCTTGGCCGTCGTTGAGGTCAGAGCTAACCTTCACGGCAAGTGTCAAATCGAAGAAGCCGTAGCGTGCGTTGAAATACTGGTTGGCGATGTTCATTTTGCTCAAGTACGGGAGAAGCTCGTCCTTTGCCGGTGTAACGAGCGCGATAGCGGCAAAGTTAAAGGCATCATAGAAACGCTCGTCCTCGATGACGAGATGGCGAGCGGCACGCGTGGAGAGGCACTTTTCTGCGCGTAAGTGACGGTGGAATACGTCTTTCATGTTAGAAAGTAATAAGGTTAAGCAATAGCGCTTCTTCAGCGCCGTAGACGGTGTTTTCCTCGCATTCCGGGCACGTATACTTATGCGCGTCTGGCTCGCAAGAGTCGTGGGTGAATTCTTGGCAATTTGTGCAGAAGCCGAGATTGCTCTCAGCCGCTTCGATGTATTCTTCTTCACTAATGCACTTGGGCATTGTAACCTTAGTCATTGTCGGATTTTTGTTTAGTTTTGCCGGTTTGACTGGAATAGCCAAGCCTGGCACGAGAGAAAGCCACCAAAGTTTCCCTTGGTGGCTGTGCAAAGCTCTGCGCTCTTATCTTATAGCTGCCGGGGGAAGGGCTGCGCGTGTAAGTGCGCTAATATTGCATATCCCTCAAGAGCTTTTGCAATAGCTCTATGTCGTAGATTTCCCCGTAAAAGCTAAGGTGCACATCTTTTATGCCCGTCTGCTCTAGTGTCCCATAAACGACATAATCCATCTCGTCGCCAAAGAGCGCCACGAAGTGCACGATTCGATTGCGTAGAAAGCTCGAGTTCTTCTTATAGCCGAAGCGATAGTCAATATGATCGTCTGCCTCGTCTGGCATAACGCCCATTTCCTCTGCCGTTTGACCAAGCTCTTTACCGAGCTGCGTTGCAATAGCTCTAACCTCTGCCTTAGTCAATGGCTCAATAACCACTGGCCGCGTCATTTCCTTTTCGATATTATTCACGTTACCCTTTGTTGGATTGTTTAGTAGCGAACGAAAGTGTGAAATCGCTTGAGGCTCAGGCCGCCCTGCTACTCCCTAGCCTATAGCCCCTAGGGGAAGCGCTGCTAGCGGCTGCTAGGCTATCAGAAATGCTTTTGCGATGCCTCTGGCCCTAGATTGCCGCTAGCGCTAAGCGGCCCTGAGAGCTTTTTTGGCGTGCGTGCGTGCGTGGATGCGTGCGCCTCTACTCCCGCCCTTCCCCGGCTAGCCAAGGGCCCTAGCGGCCTAAGGCGGGCGAGGCCATAGGGAGGGACTATATCTATATATATATATATATATGTATATAAAGATTTTTTTTATAACTAGTCAAAGCGCGCTAGCGCTAGCTAGTTAGCTAGAATTGCCTAGCCTAGCGCCCTAGCTCTAGCGCGGCCCCGGTAAACTGCGGCATAGGGAAATAATTCTAGCGCCCTAGCTCTCCCGGCCCAGCCCTAGCGAAGAAGGGCCTATTCGCCGCGCACGCATCCACCCATCCACCCACTTTGCGCAGCAACGAAAAAAGGGCAATAGCCTCCGGAGAGACTACTGCCCTTTTCGCTATTGCTTTCTAGCCTACTTGACCGCCTCACTAGCCTTCTTGGCAATCATCGCCGCAAAGCTAAAGGCCGCTTGCGCGGGCTCCTCAACTTCCAGCCACTTCGCTTTCACTAGCTCTGCGCCCAACTGCGAGCTATTGCCAATTGCGCTATCTAGCGCAGCCAAAGCCTTAACGGCCTGCGCTTCGCTTTCAATAGCGCCAACTGCAATTAGCGCGCTAACCATGCAGGGCGCCCACTTCTCTCTTGGCATCTTACTAGCGCCATAGGCTAGCTTACGCCCAAAGAGCGCTTCCCATTGCGCCTTAAAGCTCTCTAGCGCAACTTCCTGCAACTTGCTGATTTCTTCTTTATTCATATGGATTAGAGCTATCGCTATCTAGCTAAAGGGCGAGCTGGATTGCTTCGCTTGCTCTAGCATAGCTATATCGCTCTATCCTATAGCTGAGGGGGGAAGCGGGAAACTGAGGCACTCCGCGCTTGCGCTTACACTCTCACGCCATAGCCCTAGCCCTAGCGCGCTTGCCACTAGGGGATTCCTTTGCCTTCAGGGATCGGCTTTACCCTTATCATCTTCACGGCCGTCGTTTTGATTTTTAAAGTTCTCCCGGTCTGGGATTTGAAAATTCCCTCCCGTGCAAAAATGCTCACTTAATCTCCAAAGAGGCGCCTGGAGTTTTGGCCTCCAGGGCGCTAGGCTATTGCTATGGGTGGAGTACCGCAGTATAAGAGGGCCATGGTGTTGCCGCGTCCGGCGATTATTCGCTCTCCGGGTTTGTGGACGCTGACACCTGAGCAACAGCGGCGTGTGGCGCATCTACCCCTTCCTCCCGTTCCGGTCAACCGATGACCACCACAGAAAATATTACCCCACTGAATCAGGTCTTGGCGGATATCGAATTGGGTATGCGTGCGTATGAGCGTAAGGTGTCGACGGTGCATAATGCCAGCGATGGGTTACAGGCGGAAGCGGCCTCATATCAACAGGGCACGCCACTCTTTGGCGACAAGGTTCCGACCACGCTTTACAAGACTGAAAAGCCCGAGCACGTTCTAATGTGCTATATGATGGCCGGCGGCAAGACGCAGAAAGAAATTGCAGCGGCCACAGGCTACACTCCCGCAGCGGTTAGTCAAATCACTAGACAGCCCTGGTTCCGCAAACGCTTTCTAGCCCTGGCCGCCGAAGCGGGACAGGATCAAGTCGAAGCCTTTGTCAAAGGCGAGACCATTAACTCTCTGGAAACCCTTATCCTTGTCCGCGACAATGCAACGTCTAAGGGCAGCGAGCGTATAGCCGCCGCGAACAGCATTCTCGACCGGGCGCTTGGCAAGCCCGCCGTCTACATCAAGAGTGACAGCAATCTCAACATTGCCAATGCGGCCAACACCAAGGACGAAATCGACCGTCAACTTGCGGCCGTCCAGGAACAACTTCGTGCACGTGGAATCAATCCTACAGGACCCAACGGAGCAAACTGAGGACCACGACAGCCTGCTTCTTAAGCAGCGCTTGTTGGCCTTAGAGAACCAACGTCTTCAATTGGTTAAATCCTTTGGCCTTGTCTACTACAAGCCCTGGTCAAAGCAAGACGCCTTTCATCGTGCTGCTGCTAAACGGAGAATGGTCCGCGCAGGAAACCGTACAGGAAAGAGCACCCTTGGCGCCGCTGAGGACTGCGCGTGGCTTCTAGGCGAGCGTGCGTGGTATCCAGTCGACGACCTCGCACGCAAGGCGAATATCCCACAGCGCCCAGTTAAGGGTCTTATCATCACTACGGACTGGGATAAGGTCAAGGAAATTTGGACTGGCGATGAAGGTGATCGCCCGGGTAAAATTTGGAGCTTCCTTCCAAAGTCCGCAGTAAAGAAAACCATCCGAAACCATAGTGGCGCTATTGAGACCATAGTGCTCAACAACGGCTCCGTTCTCCGCATTGATACCGTCGAGTCGTTTAAAAAGAACCCGCAAGGCTCCGAGTCTAGCGACTGGGACTTCATCCACGTAGACGAGCCCTGCCCCGAAAGCATGTGGAAAGCCACCAGCCGCGGACTTATGGATCGTGGTGGTTACGCCTGGTTCACACTTACACCCCTCTCCGAGTTCTGGATTAACGACATGTTCTTCCCGCGTCCGGGTGCCACCACTGCCAAACTTGGCGCCACTACACGCTGGTCCATCACAGCCTCGACCTACGAAAACCCCTACCTCCTCGCTGCTGACATAGCCGAGTTCGAGGCAGGCTTAACCGAGGACGAGAAACAGTGCCGCATTAACGGCGTGCCGCTTGAACTCAGTGGCCTTGTCTACAAGCAGTTTTCCTACGATCGCCACGTGCTCAAGGAACTTCCTCGTGGTTGGAAAGACTTCAACACTCCGCCACAAGACTACATCATCTACTTCAGCGTCGACCCGCATCCACAAACCCCGCACGCTGTGTTGTTTGTCGCTGTTGCCCCCACTGGCCAGCGCTTCATCTTTGCCGAACTTTGGGTGCCCGACCGTCCAATCGCGTCATTGGCAACGCAAATTCTCCGCGTCCTGGCGGGTTATGAAGTCGGCCGTGGTGACTGTGATCCAATCGCCTGGATCGAGCACCCTGTAAGTGAACTCACGATGGCAGACGAGTTCGCACGCAATGACCTCGTCATGATGAAGGCTTCGAAGGACAAAACCTACGGTATCCTCCATATGCAGGGCGAGTTCCAGCAAAACGACAACGTCTACGTCTCGCCCAACCTTACCCGTTTTCTCTTTGAAATTAATCGCTACTGTTATGACAAAGAAAACAAGCCCATCGACAAGGACGACCATATGATGGAGGCTATGTATCGCATTTTCATTCAAGAGCCCCGTTGGTACGACCGCAAGATCGACCAGGGCCAGGTCGACGACGAACTTTTCACAAGCCGCAACCTTGATCTTGCAGAGGTTGACATCGAGGATTAAACATGGTTACCACGAATCTACTTAGCACCGTCTCCACACAGAATGCCTCTGGCGCCGTCACGAACGCGACCAAGACTTCTTTCAACGCCACCACAAGCGCCTTTGCCGTCGAGGCCCAGGTTCAAAACTCTGCTGGTCCCAACAGCGCGCAGCAAACCTTCCGCGTTTGGTTCCAGCCCTCCAGCTTTAGCCTTTCCGCAGCGGCCTTTCCTCCCACCGCCCTCTCCCCTGGCTGCCTCGACGTCATCTGCAAGCCGGGAAACAACGGCCTCACGACCATCTGCACTCCCGCACTTGCGGCCATGGGTACTTATCTTTATTGTTGGGTAGAAATGCCTTCTATCACAACTGCTGGCGGAACTATCTCCGTCAACCTTATCGAACTGAACTAAGTTAGTTAAACAAGCCAAAACATGCCTTCTCCCTTCGTTACAACCGCTAACACTCCCAACGAGAACGCGGTCACGCAAATCGGCGCCGGTGGCCTTCTCTATCCCTACGCCCCGATTATTTCCACCGTTGGCGGTACGCCGTACTTCATCGACACCTCTGGTGGTCGCCTTGGAAACTCCACGGGCCTTACGCTTACCGGCACAAGTGCCGCCATGGCCAACACCGCGACCATTAGTGGTCAAGGTGCCACTGTTACGCTTACCGCAGCACAAAGCGGTAGTGTTTGCTACTTTGATCGTGCCGCCGGTATCGTCTACACACTCCCGGCGCCCGTTATCGGTCTCTCCTTCGTGTTCCTAAACATCGTCACGATCACCTCTAACAACGCCTCCGTTACAACCGCAAATTCTGGCACCCAGTTTATTCTCGGCTCCATCCAACTCACGAAGTCCGCCGCCTCTCCGTCGTCCTTCCTAGCCAACGGCACCTCGAACTATCTAATCGCCCAAAACGGTACGACCACTGGTGGCATTCTTGGTGGCTGGATGGAATACTACGCTGTTAGTTCCACCCAATGGCTTGTCACCGCTAGCCTTATTGGCTCCGGCACCCTGGCTACCCCGATCACCTAACATGTCCACCGCGGGGATAAAGCAAACCGTTATACGTCTCAAGGTCCAGACAAAGAAGTCTTTGTTTGTCCCTTATGGTCGTGTCTTTATCCCCGTTGGTCGTCCACGCTCTCTAACCGAGACCCTCCAGGGCACGCAACATGGCCGTTCTTTCCAACACTGAGTTGCGTAGCTCTTTTCCCGGTATTACACCAGGTTTCGTCTACACTAGCGCCCTGGTTTACGGAATCCCCACCCTTGAGTATCTTCAAGGCCCCTTCTACGACTATTGGATTCACACCCTTGGCGGTCTTAATCTTTGGACCTCAAAGTGGGAATGTTGGGACTTTACATCCTCCTACCTTGTCGAGCTTGCAAAAGCAAATGCCTTGACGCCTGCGACTCCCACTGGCGAAACCACGCTTTCTGTTGGTCGCTGGGACTTTCACCCTGACGCTGAAAGACTCGCCGGTAACCCCACAGGTCACAGTATTATCGCTGCCATCACTGACCAGGGCCTGCGTTACCTAGATCCGCAAAATAACACTTTATGGTCTCCTTCTTCAAACGAGCTTGCCTCTACGCGGCTTTTGCTCTTTTAATCTCCGGTTGCCAAACGCCATCGGCGCCACCTCCGGTACAATTCGCAAACTAATATCATGCCTACGCCTGAAACAACTGCAATGATGGGAACAGCTAACACGCCAAATGAAATGGCTGTGTTGGGAGCACAAAACTGGGACGTTCTTGGTGTTGTTGACAATGCCACGCAGAATGCGATTAATACCACCGTCGCTACCGCTGTCACTATAGCACTTCCTCCAAGTGGGCGCAATCGTATTATCAACGGCGATATGCGGGTGGACCAGAGGAATGAAGGTGCGGCTGTGACCGTTAACGCCACCTCATCGTTTAGATCGGTTGATAAGTGGAACGGTGTCGGGACTGCCGCTGCCGGAGTTTATACGTTGCAGCGCAACGCGGCATCACCGCCGGCGGGATTTACTAACTATGTCACCGCCACCACGACCACGGCAGACGCGTCTCCCGCCGCTGCGTCGCGTTATACTCTGGATACGCGTATCGAAGGCTTTCTGTGTCAAGATATGGGATTCGGGACTGCACTCCCGAAAAACATTTCAATTTCTTTTTGGGCACGCTCCAGCAAGACCGGAAATTTTTCGGTTGGTGTTGTGAACTCGGCACAAAACAGGTCATATGTTTTTGTGTTCTCAATTGGCGCGGCAGCTACATGGACCCCAGTAAAAGTCACGCTGCCCGCAGACAACACTGGCACTTGGCTTGTAAATAACGGAATTGGCGTATGGCTCAAATTCGATTTGGGTTCCGGATCAAATTTTCAGGCGACCGCTCTTAACACCTGGCAAGCAGGAAACGTATTTGAAACGCCTACTTCTCCAGCATCTATAGTGGCGACTAACGGCGCTACGTTTGATATTACGGGCGCGCAATTGGAAGTAGCTAACGGCGCTACGTCTTTTGACTACCTGCTGTATGGGGCGCAGCTTTTGCTGTGTCAGAGGTACTATCAAAAATCGTTTGCGCAGGGAACGGCACCTGCGCAGAACATAGGTAATTTTACTGGCGAACAGTGTTTCCCTGCTACCTTTGCCGGAACTAATGCCTGCTTTTATCCTGTATCGTTACAAGTGCCTCTTAGAGCTATCGTTTCTGCGGGTACTCTGACTACGTATAACCCTGCGGCAGCTAACGCACAAGCAAGGAATCAAACGCGTGCCGCCGATTGCTCTGCTACTGGCCCGCAAAATGTCGGGGGTAATTCATACTACTGCCTAACCATTACGGGTAGTGCTGCTACTGCAGTTGGTGATTTAATAGGATTCCACTGGACGGTAGATGCCGACTTGTGAACCTCGTCACCACAATTCCTCATGAACCAAAACCAAATTATGTCCCTCCTCCGTTCCGTCCTGCTCGCCGCAGGTGCGGGACTTGTGGCTTCTGGTAAAATCTCCGACGGCTCGCTTCAAGAGATTATCGGTGGTATCCTTGCCCTGGCCTCCGTCGTTTGGAGTCAATACCACCACGCGACCTACGCTTCTCCTGCTGCCACCGCTCCTGTTCCGACTCCCCCTCCCGCACCATGAAATTCTCCAAACTCGTTCTCCTTGCCGGTCTCGCCCTCGCCACGCCTTTGGCCTACCAAGGCTGCGCAACGGCACCAGACCAACGTGTCCAAGCCGTTCAAACCCTTGGCACAGTCGGCGCAAGTGCGAAGGCTGCAATGGACACCGCTACACAACTCCTCAAAGTCAATCAAATCACCGTCGCCCAGTGGCAGTCTATCGCTAACTTCTACGACACTAAATTCCAGCCTTCCTACAACCTGGCTGTCGCTGCCGTGCAGGCAAACCTTAGTAGCATCGCCTCCCCCGACGTTATCAACCTCTCTGCCCAATTCCTCGCACTCGTTGCTCAACTAACCGGAAAGTAACATGCCAATCGCCACCGTTATCGCCCTTATTGGCCAAGTTGGCCTACCGCTTGCCCAACAACTCATCGCTATGTGGGAAAGCGGTAAAACGACCGTCTCCGCCGCTGACTTGCAAGTTCTAATCGACTACGGCAAGAACACCTCACAGGCTTCTTTGGCCGCTGCGGGTATTAAGATTGTCGATGGCAAAGTCGTCCCTGCCTAACAATCGCAGCCATGCCACTTCCTGATCGTATTCAAAGCGACGTGGACGCCGCCTTGGTTAGTTCATCTTTGGCACGGCTAGAGACTAAAATGGACGGTGTTGAAACTAAAGTCGACACCGTCCACCGCATCCTTCAGGGTGAACCTGAGTTTAAGCGCCCTGGACTTGTAGAAACTGTAGACGAACACGACAAGTTAGTTAAACTCATCAAAGGCCGTATCGGGCTTATGATCTTCTTTGTCTACGTTGGCTGGGAGGTAACTAAGGCCGTTTGGCTTCACGTCTAATGCAACTTTCCTACAGAGCACTTGATTATCTTCGTCAATGTCTTAGCTCCGTCGGCTGGAACAAAAGCGACAGTACAGACATTAAGCACCAGCGTTTTTATATCAGCGCCAAGATGCTTGTAGAGACACTACCTGAAACCCCGCCCGCACCCCTGATGCCCTCCGAGCAAGTCTTACGCACGGACCCAGTCCTCGCTCGTGAAAAACTACGTGCCGTTGAAGAATTCTACAAGGGTGTTTCCTCCGAATTTACGTTGTCTGATAAAGAATTCGAAACCACGCAGGCTTGCTTACACCACTTCGTTAACGAGGACGGAATGCCCAAGGGCCGTGCTGCCATCGAGCTTTACGAAACCTTTAAACTCGCCCCTAAATGAACGAATGGGTCCAAAAGGCACTCTCACAAGAATCGCATCCGATGGATATAGTCCAACTCTTGACTCGCATCAAGACGCTTGTGCAGATCAGCCGTGATGAGATGTCCCGTTACTACGACGATTGGGATATCAACGACCGTGTCTACCGGGGCCATAAAGAAATCGACGAGTCGGATAAAATGGCGGCAAAGCGGAAGGAACCGGCAAAGTTTATCCTTCCCATCACCTACACGCAAGTTAACACCTTCGTGGCCTTTGCGCTTTCTGTCCTTAACCAAAAACCCTACTTCTATGAGCTTTCCGGCACGGGCGTTGAGGACGAGAGAGCGGCAAAGGTAGCACAGGGACTTCTAGAGCAGAACCTAGAATACAACAACTTTCGCCACCAGAAACTTAAGCAATTCCTCACAGATCTCGCCAAATACGGTCTCGGTGTAATTAAGCATTCCTGGCGCCGTGATACGGTCTCTGTTGAAGAAACCGTCATGCAACCAGTCACGGGTGAAGCCATTCCTGGTCTTGAACCTGTTCTTGTCCCCACCAAAACACGCAAAGACGCGACAAAATACCTAGGCAACTATCTCGTCTGCGTCACACCTTTTCGTTTTCTCCCTGACCCCAGACTTCCCCTCACGCGCTTTCAAGAAGGTGAGTTCTGCGCATCCGAGGACGAATATAGCCGCTCTCAATTTATCGAGTTCGAAAAGCAGGGTATTTGCACCGGTGTCGAGTGGATTCCCGACCTCGCACAAGACCAAATGGTCGACCGCCGCCACTTTGGGATTTTGAATGACGTCAAGCCGTCACCGATCATGAGTCGGCAAAAGATGTATATTATCAACACCGAAGTCCAGGTCTGGCTAAACCCAGCCAAAACGACTGTTGGTGGTGAGCCTATCGACCCCACGCGAGATGAGTTAGTCCTCTACGTTATCTGGTACGCGAACGACGCCCGTATTACTCGTATCGAGGAACTCGACTACCCGCATCACCAATTCACCTTTGCCGTCGCACAATACGAAGAAGATCTCATTAACTTCATCAACGAAGGCATGGCGGACAAACTAGGGCCCATGCAGGACGTTGTCGACTGGCTTATCAACAGCCGTATCACTAACGTCCGCAAAGTTATCTCGAACCAACTCCTCGTTGACCCCTCCGGTATTGAAATCCAAGACCTTCGTGACCGGAAACCGATCATCAAGCTCAAGCCTAAAGTTCAAGGAACTGGCAATCTAGACCGCTGGGTAAAGCAGTTGCCAATTGTGGACGTTACGACGGGCCACCTAAACGACATAAACTTTATCAAGGACTTTAGTCAACAGACCACCGGCATCACCGACAACCTTCTCGGTCAAGTCGCCTCAGGTCGTCGTAGTGCACAAGAGGTTAAGAGCGTGAATAACAACGCTGCCTCACGCATTATGAGTATCATCAACGCCGTTTGGAACAGTGCCCTGCTGCCAAACGGTCGCATGATGCTTGACAACCTGCGCGCTGGCGTTGACGAGCCCACCGTAATTCGCGTTATTGGCCAGATCAACGCCCTTAACCTTCTCCCTGACGCCGTTCAGCATTTCATGCGTGTCTCTCCCGAGGACATCGTAGGTGATTACGACTTCCTTCTGTTTGATGGCACCCTCCCTTCTCAACGTGACGCTCAAGCTGCTATCCTCCAACAGCTCCTAGAAGTCATCACCGCTAACCCACAGGCGGGCATAGTTTACGGTTACGATCCTCAACTCTTAATCCAGGCCATACTTGAACTCCGTGGAATCAGAAACGCAGACCAGTATAAACTCACTCCGCAACGACTTCAGCAAATTGCTGGCTTGGTCCAAGCAGGACGACAGCTTATGGGTGCTGGACCAGCTCAACCAGGAAATCAGCCGCCGAACCACCGAGGCAATCAACCTGGAACCGACCACACTAGAGTCAATCCTCCACTTGCTCAGTCTATTGGCGGAATGTCGGGGGCTGGCCCAAATGGCGGCGCTGGTGCCAAACAAGCTGGACTCCCTCGCTGAACAGATCAAAGATTTAGACCCGGAAACAAATGAATCATCTAGAAATGAACAAACTGGGGCTTCTTAGCCCTGAAGGCGACACAGGTGCCTCTGGCTCTGTGGCCTCCGACGCGCAGGCGATTTTCGCTCCTGCAGAAACCAACGGTGCCGACAGCGGCGAAAGTGGTGGCGGTGAACAACAGACCACCCAAGGCGAACAGGGCCAAGAGTCGGCGTCAACGGTTGGCACGGACAAAACAGTTGCCCAGCCCGGTAATGTTACGATGACCAATGAGCAGCTCACACAGCTTGCTGCACAAATGGTCAAAGGTATGCCGCAGATGCAAGCACCGACCGCGGTGCAACAGCAGCCGCAACAGATCACGCCTGAACAGCAAGCGGAGTTTGATCGCCAATTCAACGTGGTGCGCGTCACCCCAGAGCGTTTCCAGGCCATTATGGGCTTTGCGCCTGCGTCGCCGGAGCAGATGAAGGCGCTAGAAACTATCTTGCATGATGTAGCTCGCATGTCTAATGCCATGACGAACTACCAGGTGCAACAGACAATCCAACAGCGGGAGCAAGCGGCCATGGGCCGTATTGCCCCGATTGAAACCTATTTCCGTCAACAACAGGCTGCTGCCATAGAGAGTGAGTTTTACAAGGGCAACCCTGACTTGAAGGACTTTGGCGACCTTTGTGGGGAAGTCGCTGCGAGCATGAATGCCCGTGGAGAGCGATTCCCTGACCAAGCCACCGCCATTAAAACACTTGCGACCAGAGTTCGGGACTTACTCACTAAAGCCCGCGGCGGAACACCTCCACCGAAGGGACAGGGTGCTGTCGCACGCAAGGCCATGCCCACCACTTCAATGGGAGGGCGGACGGGTACTGGTGGTTCGCAAACACCCGTGTCTGGCCCGCAGGCTGTATTTGGAGACATGGACTCCTAATCGCCTGTCGTGCAATAGCAAATGATAGGAAACCAACAAAATGGCTAACTACCTAGGATTAATCGGAGCGGAGGCGTTTGCAGCTAATCGCTTCAAGAACTACCGGCGCACGGTGTTCTATTACTACCCACAGGGCGCTGCGCCCTTGACTGGCATCCTTTCGCTTATGCGTGAGGAAGTCACTAACGATCCCGAGTTTCACTGGGAGGAAAAACGGAAGTCAACGCAAGTCTGTACGTCCGCCGCGATCTCCAGTAACATCTCGTGGTACACGACGGGCATCACGATTGCTGGTGGTGTTATTACTGCGGCCACGGCGGCTACAGGTAACATTACCACCGTGGTTGGTACGCAGTACGCCATTAAACTGGCTACTGATCCCTACACCATGTTCCGTTTGAATCATTTGATCCAAACGGTGCAGCAAGACG